GCGGCAAGGAGTCTTGGCGCGATAGGCGGCCAGTTCCTCCACGGACATCTTGGGTTTGTCACCCTCAGTCCTGTTACCAGGCACACGGGGAATTTCTTCTCCGTTGACGACGGCCGGGATTTTACTCTGTTTCACAGCAGGAATCTCCATACAAAGGGGGGGGGTGAGGGCCACGCTAGGGTCGGCGCCGGCAATCTGAGCCCACGTAGTGAACTTCAGAAAATCGAAACCCGGTAGCTGCTTGCCAACCACGTCCAGCATCCAGTCTCCGTATTCATTGGGGTACTGGACGTTGTCGGGGGCAAGCGAGTGGTAGCTGGCAACGCCAGCAAGTTCTCCAACTCCGAGGCTCTGAGGAACAGAAGCCGGGTAGGCGCGACAGATGGTACTTGCCCACAATCCAATGATGGGGGTGTGGTGATCTGTCAGGCCAAATGAAACCGCCTTTTCACAGGCTTTCATTTGCGGAGTTACCTTCGAAGAGAGGGTGCGCGTCACGCCTAGCTTGATCAGCTGGCGCGCCACATCGCACATGGACACGTTGTCACCGAACCAGACTTGGGGGGAGTAGATGCGTGCAAGGAAATTGACTCCAGAGGAGCCACGCAGGTATTCTTCCACCTCAAGCTTTTGTCCGACTTCCGCACAGGCTTTGGTAGCCTGGACAGGGTCCATGTCATCAGTGATGCCATCATCCCCGCCATACAGTCCGAGACCGTCCCAGGCCTCTTGGGGGCCAAAGAACGTGCCATCGGGCTTACGAGTATTGCGTTTAGCGTGGTAAGCCATGAATGCGTTGTCCATCGAATTGAAGTCAGCGGTCTCAGGGCTACCCGACGCTCGGCTTTCTCCGGTGTCATATTTGACTCCGAAACTGGTTCGTGCGCGCTGGTTCTTCTGAGTTGCCATGAGTTCATTGAGCTCCTGATGGTATCGAGGGTTAAAGAAACGAATCATGGCCATGTGCTCCAAGAGCCGCAACAGGTGCGACACTCGTCCATCGAACCTCGAAAGGTCCGTACTCAAAATCGCGCGTATGGCGCGACGACAAATGTCGGCGACACGCGTTGCAACAGCGAGTGGTGAAAGGGCGAATGCGTACCAGGCGGTAGCTCGTAGGACAGTGGTGAATGCGTAAATGTACGCAGAGTAGTTGAGTTTGTTGACACCGTTGATGGTACTAATGATGCGGGGATCCTTGACCTCAGAGTACGACTCTGACTTTTGGAAGCTCTGAATCGGGGCCGATGAGGTGGCTGAAGCACTAAGGCTAGCCTCCTCTAGGATGTGTCGTTGGGTAGGACGGTGTTGCTTGTCCCTCACCTCATCATATCCCACGGGATGGCCCATGCCGGCGATCGTGTCAGGTACGAGGAGCTCCACGAATTCCGTCATGTGCTGTAACAATTGAGCGCTACACGGCAGGTCGTTGGGTGGCTTCACGTCGATGACGCGTCCTTTGATGGCTGCAGCGTCGTTGGCTTCACATCTGTCAGGTGCATAGCATCCTGGGACGATGGGAGTCATGAACGGCACTTGCGAAGCCTTGGCATCGGGGTCGTAGGAAGTAACGGTGCACTGATACCTCTGAACGCATTCCTCCAGGGGAAAAACTTCATCGGCGACTTTGCCTTGGCAATGGCGATGGTATTCCGCAAGTATAGTGGCGGGACCTTCGGCTGCGTCGTCGATGACGGATTTGACCTGATGGATGGTAAGATGCGTGGCACACTGTCGGGCCTTGGAGCCCAGTGTGCTGTCCTGCTCCGCTGTCACCACGGCGCTCACGTACTCGTCGGCCTTGCCGGTGGCTACCATTCTACCGGCCTTGGTGTTGAGGGCGAGGCGGAGAAAATTTCCTTCGTCGGTTTGTTCGACGAGGGAAAGGCGTGCCAGCGGCGTGGTGCCGAGGTAACGATCGAGAGTGAAGAGCCATGTTTTGACTTGGCGGATAGGGGTCAGGAGGATCAGTTGGTGGTCGTCATGGGCACGGCGCCTGTCCACGTTGTAGATGGTATACGTGTGCAGACCGTACCAGGTTTCGCTGTGTGCCATGATCACGTCAGTCGCGTAGTTCCAAACGGGATGTTCGTAGGTGGCTCCGCCGGAGACAGCATATTTGACCCGCGAATCGGAGTCAAAAGTGTAGCTGTATTCTGCGTTGCTCTTACAGACATTGTCAGGTTGGAAAGTGTAGATGAGATGGGGAACCATGTGTTCAGAGATCATCCGAGGCATGTCGAGGTACATATCGACGTCCACGTAGCAGGCGAGGTTGCCTTGGTCCAACGTGAACGGCGCGTACTGGGCAGTGATGTCTTTGGCCCAGTGGAACGATCGGCAGCCAGCCCTGGAGTGACGCTTGTCAGCGGCAGAACTTTGGATGAAATATGGTTTGTAGCCCGTGAGAGCTCCATACATGTCCATGAAGGAGGACCCGTTGTTTCGATCTTTGGCCGCAGTACCATGGGTATGGTTACTGGCGGTTCGGTTCTCAACGTTAGGGGCCTTCATGAACGCACTACGCAAGGTGCAAGCGTCAACACGCGGTTGGGGAACGAGACTCATGAGAAAGGCTATCAGCCAACTCAGGGGTTCGTGGGTCACCACGCCAGTGTCCTTGGACCAGAGGATAAATCTGATGAGGGCGCGGACGAAGGTGATAGACGCGATGATGATTGCAGCGTAAAGCCCAATGGAGAAACAATCACGAAACGCCGCGGTGAGTAAAAACTCGCTACGACATTCGGATGTGACGCCAATGAGGCTCTGCCACCAGGTGGGGTGGGGACAGAGCGTCAGATACGCGGACGAGGTGATTGGCGGGGAGAGAACGGCAGCGTAGTCGATGCCGATTGTCTCACAGCTGGAAACAGCGCCGGCGGCTTGTTGCCACAGGCTGGGCCGAAAGCACACAGTGTGGATCGGCGAAATGGACAGCATCAGCGAATAGACAAACGCCAACGCGCCCCACCACATGGTGGTAGGGAGACTGGGTTGATT